TTTTGATGCCGCCGACTGAATCACGGCATCCGAGGGCGTAGCCCGTAGTTAAGGAACAAGACATAGTGTATATTTTATTTTAAGGTGGAACAAAATAACGGGGGGCAGTTACCCACCCCCCTTACACTTAGGCCAACTTCCAGTCAACAACGAGGTCTGGATACGCTATGTTCACGCCTATTTTTAGGGCACACTGAAAGCGTACTTCGTCGTTATCGCGTGACCAAAACAGTTCAAAACGCTCTTCGTCGGACATCAAGTCGGTACCATAGAAGAAGTTACCGAGGTAAGAACAAACCAAGCGATTATACCCAAGCAAACCTGGGACCGCAACTACACGGACATTTGTGCCAGGGTAGATGATGTCACCATCGGCAAGGCCCTGCAAATCCACTTGGTTGTACATCACACCCGTGTTGGCCTTCAAGGCTCCAATCAAGGTGCGGAAAGTGTCCCAGCCGCAGAAAATGACGAGGTCATTCTTGGTAAGGATAGCCTGCGGGATGCGGTTGTAGATGTTGTCAAAAATTTGGATGGCGTTGGCGGTCGTGATAGCACCCGAAATCGAAGCGGTGTTGCCCGATACGGTTGAACCTGATGCAGCGTTCAAGATTGTCAACAAACCAGTCACCAAGGTAGAACCCGACCAAATAGCGTTCTCCAAAGCCTCGGCGATACGGAGGGCTTTCTGCTCGGCGTAAGCCTGCTCAAAAGGAACTCCGTCGTAGGTAGAACCTTGGGTCAACTGCGTCTGCATCCAGTACTGTTCCAATGAACGAGGGCACAAAGCCTCTTGGATTTTCAAAGGAGCGACGGTGATGGTACGCTGCGTGAAAGTGGTTGTACCCGATGCAGCACCTGCGACATTCCATCCGCAAGCCGTTCCTGATTGGAAGGCCGCATCGGTGTCCATGAGGTTGAGGGTAGCAGCCGACTTGATGCCCACCTGCTTGGTGAACAAAGATGCGGTGCGAGCCGAGAATACGGCCTTGGTGATGAGGGGCAACCGCTCCTGGTCGGTGTAAGCGGTTAGCGATGCTAATGAAAATGCCATGGCTTTTTGTTTTGGGGGTTAAAGTTTATTTGGATTTTTTTAGGTTTTGAATTGCTTGGGCGAGGTTGTTGAAGTTCTGCGTTGCGGCGGCCTTGCGTTGTTCCACGATTGCGGAGGCGGTTGGTTTGGGGGCTTCGGAGGGAAGTTCTGCGACCTTTTCAACGATGTCGGTCATGGTTTCCATCTGCGAGGCAAATGCGGCCATCTTGTCCTTCATCTTGCCCATTTCAGCGTAGGCGGCCTTGAGTTCCTCCATGATGCTGACCAAGTGCTTCTTGACGATTTCTTCCACCATCAACGGGTCCACCATTGGGTAGCCTTCGGCGATTTCACTCACCACTTCACCTGCAACTTCGGGGGTTATTTCAGCAGCAACGGCCACTTCTTCGGCAGGTGCTGGGGCTTCGGCCACGACAACTTCGGTGATTTTGCCACCTTCGGTTTTGATGACACCAACGCCTTCCACTTGATGCTCACCATCGGGAGCGGGCAGGGTTTCGTCCTCGGTGATGACATAAACAGCGGTTCCTGCAACGAGGTCGCCGTCCACTCGGACAACGGTTCCATCCACCAACTTGTAGTCGGCAAAGGCTTGCTTTTGGGTTGTGAACTTCCGCAACTCGGTGCGAAGGGTCATGATAGCGTCTTTTAGGTTCATAGATTAAAGGGATTTGTAGGTTGGGTTGATATGTTGCAAAAAGTTGGTCAAATCGTCTGCGAGGCCCGCAAGAGCGACCTCCAGTTCAGTTCCTGTGTTATTCATCCCGAATAGTCCCTCCACGGAGAAACCCTTGAAGGCGTGGCGGTTCTCCCACACTTCATCGTTCTCGACCTTGAAGGAGCCGAACCAAGAGCCGTCGGGGGTGTCCTCGTAGCCTTTCGGTGCAAGGATGCCACGCTCGGTGTCGGTGATGTAGGATTCAAACATGAACACGCCATCGAGTTCGGCATTGTGGTAAGCGTTCACATTGTGCTGGTTGCCTTGCTTGAAGTACTTCTGCACGATTTTGCGGATGGTCGCTTTGTCAAACACGACATAGTACTCGCCGTAAGTGTCATCCTTGCGGTAGATGGGCGTATCTGCCAGCATGAGCGGTCCAGTCAGCACTCTGCGTTCTCCCGTTTCAGCGAATCTTTGCGGGGTCTTGGCGAAGGCTTGGAATGGCTTTTCAATGGCGGGCATATCAACGAGAGCGACAAACTGCACACCTTCGTCCACTTCGTCCACGGTCATTCGGTACACGGGAAGTTCCATGTGGGGATATGTAACGGTTAGCCCAATGTTGCAAATTCGGACAAGCGGCGCACCCTGCTGGTCGTCTGCTGGATGTCACGCTCCACGACATAGGCCCGCATGGGTTGCATCCCTTGGCCTTGGCCGTTCATTGCAGCCCCATCCGTTCCGAGCATCGTGGTTTGGGGATTAGAGAAAGTCGGGGGCGGCGTTATGCTTGCTCCTCCAGCGGCAGGCGATGGAACTGAACCACCACCGCCTCCTGCACCTCCTTGGAATTGGGTCTTGCTTATTTTGACGACATTTGCAAGACCAGCGGCAAGGGCAATACCAGCATCAATAAACTGCGCTCCTGTTGCAATTTTGATTGGGTTGCCTCCAGCGGTAAGGGCTGCGGTTACTGCTTGGTAGGTGTTTATCAAGGCTTGAGCAATGCTTGACTTTTTGTTTATCTCAAAGGCTTTGCGTTGGTCTTTTTCTGACTGACCAAGACCAGCAGTCAGCAAATCGCCAAGAGATGCAATCGCTTGGGATGCCATTTGCAATTCTTTCTGCCTTCTACTGTTTTGAATTTCAATGATTTTTTGCGACGACTCTTCTGCTATGGTTTGCTCTTTCGCCCGCATCTCTTCGCTTAAAAGGGTATAAGCCTTGGCGAAATCATCTTCGTTCGTGAATTGCTTTTTTAATTCAGCCTCCCTTGTCGCTTTTTCTTCTCGCAAAATCGCAAGACGCTCATCCCTTAACGCTCGTTCCCTTTGGAGTTCATCGTTAATCCTTCCAATTTTAGCCATACGAAGGGCTGCATCCGCATCCAAGGCAGCCTTGTCCATTGACTTGAGTTCATTATTTATCTCTTTTCTCTTGGCCGCTGAGTCAGTACGAAGTTTTGTTTCGTATTGTATCCGTGCAACCTCTTTTTCATGACGCAATTGCGTTTTTTCTTCCTCATCTTCTGCCGCTGCAATCCTTGCGTCATAGGAGGCCATCAATAGTTTTTGCAACTTTGCTTCGGATTCACCCCTCGCTTCGGCCAACTCAAGTTGCCTTTGTGCGTTTTCAGCAAGCGCATTCAAGTCCTTCGTTTCTATTCCAAGAAAATCCTTAACGACTTTGACGAGTTTGCTCCAATTTTCAACCAGCAAACCAATCGCAACTGTTGCCGCTCCAATACCTGTTGCAACCAATGCCGTGCGAAATAAACGGAGAGCAACAGTACTTTGACCAAGAGTAAAGGCATAAAGGCGTTGAGCCGCTGCCGCTGCTTCGGTTGTGATAACGGATTTTTGGGTCAGTAGGATGTTGATTTGCTGCACCCCATTGACCAAGGCCATCGCCCCTTGGACTTGAACCATTGCCTTCTGCAAGTCCTCGTTCTCGTCACCGAACAAAGCCGCTGCACCTTGGGCAATCGCAAAACCTGCCGCAACCGCTTGGGAGGCTTCCACGATTAAGGTGAACGCTTTGCTTCCACCCTTTGCAAAAGAATCCACGGACTGCTCAACGCCCTCAATGGTTCGCTTGTAATTACCCGCCTCAACTTGCAGGCGTTGGAACTCTTCGGTGTTCTGCTTGCCCGCCGCAGCGAGTTCAACCATCCGCTTTTTGGCGGCGTTGAGTTTGTCTTCAAGCGATTGAAGTGCTGGCCCTGTCGCATCGGTGGCGACTACTTTGAGGGCAATTTCTTTAGTTACATCTGCCATGGTTATCCTTCGGAGGGTAGTTCGGGGTTTACGGGTGGTTCATAGCCTGGGTCAACAGGGTCGGGGTCAATGGGACCGTTGAACAGGAATTCGGGGTCGCTTGCAATCGGGGTCGTCGTGGTAGCGGCAAAGTCAGCAAGGTTGAGGATGCGTCGGAGCGTTACTCGGCACGGCTTCATCTGCCCGACTAGGTAATCTCGAATCTCCAGCAACCTCCACCGAATCCCGCCGTAATAGACGGGCTTGCGAAAGTCCAGTTGGTAGATGTCCACGCTTGATAGCAGCATGGTGAGTTCTAACTGCAACGCCTCTTGGGACACCGTTTCGTTGATGTAGTTGAGCCAATAAGTGTTGTAGAGGTTGTTGTTGGTGTAGGCGTACGGGTTGCCACTTGCGTTCACGGCGTTGTAGTACACCAACCTTGGCTGCCCGAAGGTGAGGTCCACATTCGGAGCGTAAGGGTTGTCAATGTGGCTGACGAAGGGCATCTTGAGGATGCCGACGGACAGGGCTACATTCCCGCTGACCCCGTACTGATAAGCCCACTCGGTCTGCCCTTCAATCAAGTTATACTGCGCCAATCGATAGCCCGTTTGCAGAGGCTTGATGGTCCCGCTTGCAAGGGTTCCGTCAATGTCCCAAGTCCTGCCCACGATTTTGTCGGTGCTGAAGGATGCGGGTATTAAAGTCCCACAAAGGGTTTCAACCACCTTGTCCCCCTTGCCGTAAAAGTTGGAGGTGTTGAAGATTCGGCCCCCGTAGCCTTCACGGGCCAACGGGTAGGACTGCTTGTAGGTCTTGGACAGGAAATCCCCCATGTCCTTGTACTTGAAGATTACATTGGTGTAGGCGTTCGGGTCGCCATTGGTCAGCACTTGCTCGGCGTTCTCATCCGACTTTTGCGACCAATCCACCACCGACCCCGACGAGTAGAAGTCCTTCCACGGCTCGATGTAGAGCAGTTTCGGGTCTTGCGGGTCGGGCATGAATTGCAGGTTGAACATCTTTTGCAGGTCTTGCAGAAGGTCCGACTGCTTGACATCGGCAGGCAGGGCCGTCCGCATATCCAGCGTGCCAGCATTGGCCCAATTTTCAAGGCACTCAAATTGTATGCTGCAATTTGGTTGCTGGTCAAAACTCGCCACTTGCGAATCAACTATGAGCCTAACATTTATGCCCGCACGAATTGAAATATCTGAAAAAACCACATCTTGAAACGCA